ATGGTCTCCGCGGTGCACATCGTCATTGCGTCCATCTCTCTCTCCTCCTCTTTGGTCCGGGGCGCTGCCCCGTGATGCACCAATAATACCACGGGCACTAAGTAATGTCAATACCCTAGATGCACAAGTTGCGTCTAGTCGATGACATCATGCGGCGCATCCGGTTGAGCCCTGCTCTCGGCACTTGACACCAGGTGTACTACTTGACATCAGGTGCACGAGTGGTATAATCGCATTAGTGGCCGCCATGAGCGGCCGGGGGAGGCGGGTGTGTAGAAATGAAAAAAAAAATAATTGGAGAAAAAGACGTCGTCCTTGCTGTGCGGGTTGTGGTCCCCGAAGAGGAGGCGCGCCGGCTAAAAGCCGTGCTGGCGCTTGAGGGGCGCACGCTCCGCGCGTTTGTGACAGAGAAAATTCATGAGTATGTCCTCCTGAACGGGAGGCGGCCATGAGCGGGCAGCAACTCATGGCCCTATCCATCCGCCAGCCGTACGCACAGCTGGTGGCTGGCGGCACCAAAACGGTGGAGGTCCGTTCGTGGCGCACCGACTACCGAGGAGAGCTCCTGGTCTGCGCGGGGGCTGCATGGGCTGACACAGATGACGCCGCCGACGTGTGGAGCCGGCATCTAGACGAGATCGATGTCCTTCTGGAGGCGTTCCCGTTGGGCGTTGCCGTGGGGCGCGTCGACCTGGTCGACATTGTCCCCATGGAGCCGTCCCTCCTGGAGGCCGCGTCGATGGGCGAGATGCCCGAGGGGCGTACGTGGGCGTGGAAAATCGCGAACGCCAGGGAGTTCCCCCCCGAGGAGCGCTTCCCCGTGAAGGGGAGGTTGCGCCTGTTCCCCGTGGACGCGCCGAAATAATGGAATTGGCAGTAGCAGTGCCACGTTTTTATGGGTATTTTTGTTATCATCGCGACGACGCGCCGGAACGCGAGCGCTCCGGGCGCTAGGCGCGATGATAATGCAGTTTCTGTTACGGGTGGGGCGGGCATTCTTCACACAAATACAACATTTTAGAGAATCGCGCCGCCCCCGATGAGAGCAGGGCCCCCACGCAGGGGGGCCTTTTTTATTGCTCGGGAAGGAGGGATGTGCCATGGCAGATAATCTTGCGCGGCAAATTGAGCGGAGGCTGGGCATCACGAGGAACACTGGCGGTGGACGCTCCGCGTCTCGAAGAGCTAACAAAAAGATTGCCACAGCGATGCGCCGCAAATCGCGCGGCGGGAAGGGCGGCTAGGCTAGGTGATTTCAACGGCGTTGTACGATACTGTGCGTACGGCGTCCATGATGACGGACAGAGTCCTTGTTGGCCTCTCTGGCGGCAAGGACTCTGTCGTTACCCTGGACATATGCGCGCGCTTTTTCCGCCACGTTCAACCATTTTTCCTCTACCTGGTGCCCGGCCTGGAGTTCCAGGAACGGACGTTACGGTACTACGAAAAACGCTTTGGCGTTGAAATCGTCAGGGCTCCCCATTTCATGCTGTCGGAGTTCCTGCGCTACGGGGTGTTCCGGATGCATGACACAAGCGTCCCTATTGTCTCGACGCGGGAAACGTACGACTGGCTGCGGGAGAAAACGGGAATCTACTGGATCGCCTGCGGGGAGCGAGTCACGGATTCAATTATCCGCCGGGCGATGATTAAAAAATCTGGCTCCATTGATGCGAAGCGGGGGAGAATCTACCCCATTGCGTACTGGAACAAGGGCGAGGTTATCCAACACCTGAAGGCCAGGAAACTGCCACTGAGTGAGGAGAACAGGGCACTGGGCTTCTCGTTCCGCTCCCTGGCCCCGGACAACCTAATACCGATAAAAACACTCTACCCAGAGGACTACGCCCGGATGGTGGCGTGGTTTCCGCTCCTAGAGGCGTCCATAAAACAACACGAGTTCTTCGGGGAGGTCCGTCATGGCGAAGGCGAAGAGTAGTGGCGGACTGTCTCGGTTCCAAAAATTCGAGACCGAGACAATCCACCGTAGGGAAATCCACGGAGCCCCCTATAATCCACGCTTCATTGACGAGAACGCGAAGGCCCGCCTGGTCAAGGGATTGAAAAAGCACGGGCTAGTGGAGGCTTTGGTGTGGAACCGAAGGAGTGGTGTTCTCGTTGGAGGACACCAACGCCTTGCGGCGCTGGACGCTCTAGAGGGCACCGACGACTACGAGCTCACGGTAGCCGTGATCGACGTGGATGACCGCGAGGAGAAGGCCCTAAACGTCCAGCTCAACAATCCCTCCATGCAGGGGGAGTGGGATCTGGATAGGTTGGCGGCCATGTCGACGGAATTTGGGCTTGACATGGAGCAGGACCTTGGGTTTACGGAGTTCGACGTCGCCACCCTGTTCGGTGGGGACGACCGATTTACTGCACTATTCGACGACACCTCCGACGTGACAGCGGCAAAGGACACTCTTGGAGAGATCAAGCGGGATCGCGCCGCCATGACCGAGAAAATGAAGGAGGAACAATCGGCGGATTTCATTTTCACCGTTGTGTGCGAATCCCAAGAGGACAAAGACGCCATGCTGCGGAAAATGGGGGTGCCGATAACTGAGGTTTTTGTGTCCTCGACGGCGGTTAGGCGGCTGGAGAAAGGAAAAAACTCCAGCGTATAAACGAGGACAAAAGGGGGTAACGCCCCATGGCACACGTTGAAAACGATGTACAAACACTACCGCGACGACCACTCAACCACAACTTCCACGCTATAAAGAAGGTGACGCCTTGAACGTGGTTCAAAAGTCAATAGATGAACTTATTCCATAATCCAGAAGCGCGGCAGAGGTTAACGGTTCCAATTCTCCCGTTTAGCAAAATAGAGGAAATGGGAGCTGGTATGTATAAAGGGCGTCCGAAAAAGCACGAGCCGGGGTACCACCCCGGAAGTGGGCGGGGCGGTACCGACCCGGACGCTCCAATTATTGAAGAAAGCGAGGTGACAACCCATGCCGAACGCGCCGCATATCCCGACTGAGAAGAGCCGCGCCGAAGTGCTGGCGCTGGCCGGGTTCGGGACCAGGCACGATGATATAGCCACCTACATAGGCATAACGAAAAAGACGCTGTACAAGAATTACCGCGAGGAGCTAGATACCGGAGCGATCAAGGCGAACAGCGCCGTGGCGAAGACGCTTTACAAGCTCGCGATTGACGGCGATTCGCGAAGCTGTATGTTCTGGCTGAAATGCCGGGCCGGGTGGCGGGAGACAGACCGCCACGAGATTACTGGAGCGGAAGGCGCGCCGCTCATTCCGGTCATTCAGGTGGTGTTCGACGATGAACCGGACGAGGAAGAATCGACAGATTAAATTCCCTCCTCCATTCCGACCGCTCTTCCGTCCCGCCCGCTACAAAGTCTTTTACGGCGGACGCGGCGGCGGGAAGTCTTGGACGGTCGCCCGCGCTCTCTTGATCAAGGGACTTGACAGGAAGGTACGCGTACTGTGCGCCCGCGAGTTTCAGACATCCATCGCCGACAGCGTTCACAAGCTCCTGAGCGAGCAGATAGAGGCTCTGGGGCTTTCGCCGTACTACGAGGTGCAGAAGACGCGGATTATCGGCTTGAACGGCACGGAGTTCATCTTCAAGGGAATCCGCCATAATGTGCAGGAGATCAAGAGCACTGAGGGCGTCGATTATTGCTGGATAGAAGAGGCGCAATCCGTCAGCGAAGAATCATGGGGAGTCTTAATCCCGACAATTCGACAAGAAGGCTCCGAAATCTGGATGACGTTCAATCCGCAGGACGACGACGACCCGACCTATCGCAAGTTCGTATTGAATCCGCCTCCAGGTGCAATCGTCCGTAAAGTCTCATGGCGCGATAACCCGCACTTCCCGCAGGTGCTACGCGACGAGATGGAGTACTTGCAGCGTGTCGACCCGGACGCATACGCGCATGTCTGGGAGGGCGAGACGCGCACTATTTCCGACGCGGTTATCCTTCGTGGGAAGGTGGAGGTCAGACCGTTCGAGACTCCTCCGGTAGAGCGCTTCTACTTCGGTGCGGACTGGGGATTTTCGCAAGACCCGACCGTCTTAATCCGCTGTTTCGTGATCGACCGCACGCTTTACATCGACCACGAGGCCTACTCCATCGGCTGCGACATCGACAAAACGCCTGCGCTCTTCGACCGCGTACCCGAGTCTCGCAAATGGCCGATATACGCCGACAGCGCACGACCGGAAACAATTTCCTACATGCGCCGGGCCGGGTTCAACATCAGCGCCGCCGAGAAGTGGTCCGGCAGCGTTGAGGACGGAATAGCTTTCCTCCGCTCGTTCGAGTGCATCGTCATTCACGAGCGATGTAAGCACGCCGCCGAAGAAGCGCGGCTGTACAAGTACAAGGTCGATACTCGGACAGGGGAGGTACTCCCGGTGATCGTCGACGCAAACAATCACGTGATAGACGCACTGAGATACGCCATATCAAAACTTGTGCGCAATCCGCGACGCCCCATGTCCATCAATTCTTTCTCAGGGGAGGTGATGCAGTGAATGAAGTAATGCAAACGAGCCTTGCGCACAACGCGATGCGCGAGGATTGGCCGCTCTGCCGCGCCCTTTTGGGCGGGACAAAAACCATGCGAGCGGCGGGGGAAACGTTTTTGCCGCGCTATCCGGCGGAGCCGCTCCCGGATTACAAAATACGCCTTCAGCGCGCGGTGCTGACGAATTACTACGCTCAGACGGTTCGGCATCTTGTCGGCAAGGCGTTCAGCAAGCCGCTGGCTCTACAGGACGACGTGCCGCCGCAGCTCGTCGAGTGGTGCGAAGACGTTGACCTCCAAGGCACGCACTTCAACGCCTTCGCCGCAGAGGTCTTTCGTGAGGCTCTCGGGGTCGGCTTGACCGGAATCCTCGTGGACTTCCCGAAGCAGATTCAAGGCGTCTCGCTGGCGGAGGAACGCGCTTCCGGGGCACGGCCGTACATGACGATGCTCCCGGTTGAAACGATCCTCGGAGTGCGGACCGCAGGACAGGCGCGTGAGATTCAAATGGCGCGGCTCTTGGAGAACGGCATCGAGGCTGACGGCGACTTCGGAGAGAAGATTGTCAAGCGCGTAAGGGTACTCTATCCCGGAGGGTACGCGCTCTATCAGGAGACGAAGGACGGCGAATATGCCGTAGTCGAGGAAGGGACAATGAGCATCGGTCGCGTTCCGCTCGTCCCTGTGTACGGGCTGAAGGTGGGAACATGGCACGGATCACCGCCGCTGCTTGACCTCGCGTACAAGAACGTACAACACTACCAAATGGACAGCGACCTTTCCAATGCGCTTCAGGTAGCTTGCTTCCCAATCCTGGCGGCGAGCGGATACGATCAGGACCGAGACCCGACGATTAAAGTGGGGCCGAACATCGTTCTTGCAACGGGCGATCCACAAGGCAAGTTCTACTACGTCGAGCACTCCGGAACGGCGATCAACACGGGACGTCAGAAGCTCGAAGACCTGAAGGCGGACATGGCGACAGAGGGAATACAATCCCTCATGCCGCGTGCGAACGGCGACGCGACAGCGACCGAAACACAGGTAAAGTACGCGGAATCGACGAGCGACCTTCAGCGCATGGCCTTCGCGCTCAAGGACAGCCTCGAAAACGCCTTAAAGCTCATGGCGGAATGGGTGGGATTACCCGACGGCGGTTCAATAGAGCTTCGCGGACAGTTCGTCCTTCCGAGGGACGCGGCGACGGAAGCGCAGGCGTTGATTGCGCTCCGATCCGCAGGGGAGATTACTTCGAGGACGCTACTCTCCGAGCTCAAGCGCCGGGACTTCCTCCCTGACGACTTCGACGTGGAGGGGGAACAGGAACTTTTAGCGATGGAAGGGCCGGGCTATGAGGTCGGTCAATGAGCGGATAGCCGACGAGATACGCCGTCACGCTATTTCGCTGGCTCGGTATTCGGAGGGTGAGAAACAGGCGATATTCCGCATGTTGAACCGCCTCTTCGGGCAACTGCGGAACGACCTGCAAGAGAGCGACATCACCACGGGCCGGACGCGCTACCAGAGGCGACGGCTTGAACTGCTTTTCAAGCAGGTACGCTCCACTATCGCCACGAGCTACGATGGCATAGGCAAGCGGACGGAAGCCGGTTTGAAGTCCCTCGCTGAGATTGAAGGCGAGTGGGCGGTGAGCATGCTCAATAAGTCGCTCGGAGTCAAATTCGTGACCATGACTCCCGCGACCGCCGAACAGTTGGCCGCTATCGCCTCGGAGGTGCTCATCGAAGGCGCTCCGTCCTCGGAGTGGTGGAGCCGGCAATCCGAGAAGCTGCTCAACAACTTCAAAGACCAGATACGGCAGGGCTGGACGCGGGGCGAAACGCTTGACCAACTGATGAAGCGGCTCACCGGCGGTTTGGACGAAGACGGGAATCCGTACTTCGATCTGCGGAAGGGCACTCGACGCGGGGCCGAAGCGACGATCCGAACAAGCGTTCAAGCGGTCGCCAACGATGCGCGTATGCGCGTGTACAAGGACAATGCGGACATAATCGAGGGCTTGCAGTGGGTGAGCACCTTGGATTTACGGACAACTGTCGAGTGTGCCGCTATGGATGGATTGGTATGGGACTTGA